GAGCGCGTCATTCGCGCTAATGCGTTTAAACTCTTGGTCGGAGGTCAGCTTAACAACCTCACCAGCAGCGATCTTAGTGGCCTCCTGCGCACCTTCTGTCAGACTTTCGGCGGCGATGATCGTGGATATGTTGATAACGAACTTACGAAACGCTGTCTTACCTGTCGGTATCTTAAGCGTCTTCAAAGCCTTGTCGCCCAACTTACCTATAAGACCTTTGCTGCCCGGTACAAGACGGGTCAGTAGCGCCAACGGCATAACCTCAAGACCAGCCGACAACGCCCCTGCGACCACCGCACCTATACGTGCGGCCAGGGGGTCCACCAGCTTACCGTTGGTGTCTTTGAACTGACTTATCTCTGCGAAACTCTCGCCCGTCTCTAGGACAAACGAAGTTTCCACTGTCCCGGTGAGCGCACCAGCACTTAGTCCACCAAAGAACCCAGGCACTACACCTATGCCCGCAAAAGCTAAACCCACCGTACCAACACCGACCGCACCCTGCATACCGCGCTCGGCGGCTTGCCCTAAAATCTCTTTCAGGACGGGTAGTTGTTGAGCCGTGGCCCTGAAGATTTCCTCAATCGTTCCGTCAGTCTTAATAGCGCCACCGCTCTGTTTACGTAGACGGGCGACTTCAGCCCTGATAGTCGGTGTGTCGTTACCTAAGAACAGTTCGAAGTTGAGCTTGCTGATCTGTGTGTCGGCATCGCCCTTGTCCAAACCACGGCTGAATATCTCACCGATACGCGCAATGGTGCCGTGCGGCATCTCAATGACTTCACCCGTCTTATCGTTCAAGACAGTTTCGTTAGGTAGCCCTAACGGTACGGCGCTCTCAATATCGAACGCAGCCGGTTGCGACGCGGGTGTTTGGGGCGCACCCAACGGTACGGCGCTGTTGATGTCGAACGGTTGTGCCTCAGCCATGATCGACCGACTTCACACCTGCGCGACTGTCGCGGTGCTTAGGTAGTTTAAACGTGAACAACACTTCAGTACCGGACAGATAATTTATTGTGCCGTCCGTAAGTTGTTCAACCTCTGTAATACGGAAATCCCGACTGGCTTGGTTGAACATACGCGCCCTACGCAACGCCAAGCCGCTCACTGATTTACCACCCACCACGGCGGTATCTAGCGTCTCTAATAGGATGCCCCCGACGTTACCGCTTGCGACGGCAGCGCGGAGATTGTTGAATGTGAGAACATTCGCCGCGCCCACATTGTAGGCCATGTCAACAAGCGCCGCCTGAACTGTGGCGCGTAGTGTTGCAAAACCGGGCATACCATCAATAAGCGCCGCGCTGTCTTCGCGCACCGCCTCGTTTCGGGCTTGCTCGTCCGTAAGCGGTCGGCCTTTCTTACGCTCAATCTCTTTCTTGCGGACATCGGTTATACCGCCCTCACCAGTGAGTATGCCCGTCATGGTGTCGCCAACACCTTCGTTGGCGAGTAGACCACCCTGGACAATATCAATGGCTTTCTCTGACGGCGTTCTCGGCTTCAATTTCATTACCACGCGGTCGGGCGCGGGGTCTAAGTCTTCAGAAGCGGCGGCGTCGCTCTCACCTTCATCAATTGTCAAGTTAGGCTCAATAGTGGGTGTGCTGTCCGGTGCGGGCAACTCGACACGCACACGCCCATCACCCTCGTCCGTTGTAAGGTGCGGTGGGGGTAAGGCGGGGCGTAGAGCCTCCTCTTTGGTGATTGGTTGAATATCCACAACCTTACCGTTGGCGTCTTTCGTAACACGCGCATGGTTGCCGTTACGGTCGGCCATAACCTGCGTACCACTAGCAACAGTCTTCGTACTCTGTACGTCACGCTTTCCGGGTAGACCCGGTGTGATCTTACCGTTGCTGATGATGGCGTTCGGTATATCCTTCATCCCGCGTGTTGCTGGGATTTTCGATTGCACATAATCCTTGATAGCGCGGTCAGCTAATTCATTAACTTGAGCATCTCGGCTTTCAGTTTGGGCTGAACTCTGCGTGAGTTTTGCGCCGTCGAGATACTCGTTGAAACGTCGAGCTATATCAACGTGCGCACCGGCACCCAAACCACCATCTTCGACGTGCTTGTTCACCCTATCCATACCCATGTTGAATGGTGTCTGGCTGTATATATCAAAAAAATCCACCGCCTCTATACCCGACCCGGCGTCACCTATCTTCTTTTGCACAATTTCTTCAACATTACGGATATAGCGCCTTGCTTCACCCGGCGATATGAAACCTCCGTGCACTAGATCGGTGGCTTCAGACTGAAAGCGTAGTAAATCCTCCATAGCGGCTTTTGACGAACGCTTACCTTTCTTGAGTTTGACACCAAGCTCCTCATATCGAGACATTAAGTCGGCGCTGGCTTCCGTCTTCTCCTCAATTGTACGAACCGGGCGATCCCGGTCTATGGCGATCTTCCGCAGTTTATTTCTAATCGGTTCCGGTAGACCACGACTGGCCGCGTCCACCTCTTGCACAGTGCCGCTACCTGTCGCCGCGTCGAACGCGTCAGCGTGGGTGACTGCCGCAACGGCGAAAGCCTCGTTTTCTCGCTTCTTTGACAAACCAACAACACCAGCCACTAAGTCGTCTTTTAACTTTGTTAACTCGTCCGGGGGAAAACCTCGCAACTCACCGTTACGCAGCTTCTGAAGACCAAGCTCCGGGTTTGCGATAAGCCCATTCATCACCTGTTGACGAAACTCAGGCAGTGCCTTTGTTATCAACTCCTGTTGTCCCGCTGCGCCGATTGTGGTGTCAACAAGGCTCTCTTTAAGAAGGTTCATACCTTGGCTAAGATTGATCTCGCCGCGATGAAGTTGCGCACCGATACCTCGTTGGATGACGCCAATGTTGTTCAAGTCACCTTTGACTACACTCTGCGCTTGGAACTTCATGGAAGATGTGAGGTTCGAAGTACGCGCCGTGGCGATCAAACCACCCAACGCGTTTCGTTGAACGTCGTTCATGTTCGCAGTGAGTTTCGCAACGCCGTCATCGAAAGCCTGTTGCGACTGTTTGTAATGGCCAGGGGCACCGACAGGTGCCGCCATCTGACGGGTTAGTTCATCCTGTTGGAACTGTAGTTGAAACTCGGAGAACTGTGCCCGCGCCGATGTGATAGCACGCTTGTCTTCTCGCTCTCGCAGGATGCCCCCAAACTGCGCTATTGACGACCCAACCGACGCTAACGCCTTACCCGTACCGAAATGGTCAGCGGTGGCAGTCCCACTGTCGGTGGGGCCAGCTACACCTTGGGGTGCGTCGAATGAGGTGAATTTTGCCATGCTGCTACCCTAAACCCTCAACTTAAGTGGAATACCTGTTGAACCACCAGTCCCAGTCACGGGGTTGAAGTTGCCGGGGTTGAACTGTATCGGGGTCCCCGCTCCCCCTGCGCCCGTTGCGCCCGTTGCGCCTCCACCAAAACCACCTGCGCCAGCCATTGCGCCCCCAATAAGTACGGTCGAGAACGCGCCAAACACACTAGCCTGTTTGGCGTTCTTACCTTGCGCAATGGCGAGACGCGCCCGGTTCTCAAAACCGATGGCGTCAACCTCACCTGCGTGCACAATAGACTGAATAGCCAATTCTTCCTCAATAGCGGTGTCCTCAAGTAGATCAATCTTATCGGGGTCCGCTGCACGGTTTGTCCCAGCCCGCTTACCTGCGACACGGCGTTGACGGCTCGCATTCTCGTTCGCGGCCAAGCGCGAAGCATTAGCGTTCTGGAACATAACCCCCGCATTGCGGTTCGCTGCGTCCATAGCATTTGCGCCAGCCTGAAGCTGACCAATGGCGGAAACCGCCGTGCCTATGACAATTGCGGCTGTACCGGGGTCCATTATCTCAACCTAACATACATGGAACAGTCCCGACCATCTGGACTATAGTTGGTCATACGTTCCGTTTCCATCGTAAAACCCAACATCTTCGCCCAACGATGGGCTTGCGGGAAATCACAGTCACAAGTCATCTCAAGACGCTGCACATAACAATTGTCGAGAAACCGTTTAACGGCGCGATGACCCTTGATGAAATCTTTTGGCCCGGTGTCAGATAGAAAAGCCCACGCTTGCCCCCGCCCCCGCCACATCCACAACACCCCTGCCGCACCTATGGGATTACCATCCACCATAGCGGTGTAGCTTGGGTATTCTTCCAGGCCGCGACCTTGTTCCAAAGTGACCCAATGGCTGAGGTGCGCTTGAAGACCTTGCAATTTAATGGCGGCTAAGTGTTCTGCTTTGAATGGTACAACTTCAAACATCATCTATCCTGTGTGTGCATCTGAGGCATGATGGCCTGAATGGTAGCAGGAAACGGCTGTGTTTGCCTGTAAAAAAAGTAGTTGTCGCCGCTGTAGGCGCTGTCCCAATCTAGCTCGTGGTCGCCCGTAAAGTGAGGCACCGCAGTATCCATTGCGTCACCACCTTCTCGTAACACTAACTCATCCAAGTTTGACGCATCTGGCCCCATGAAACCACCGAGGGTCGATAAGAAGCGCACAATCACCCTATGGAAACGCACGAACTTACCTTGTGACGTGCCGTCCTGCGCACCAGCGTCGAAGCGCAGCGTCTCGAAATCGGAGGTGTACGACAAGCCGACATGAACTTTTGCGGACGACCTGTCTAATGTGATTGACCCGGAGCTAACCGTCCTGTCGGCGTGTGCTGCACCCTCTGCAAGAACCTTCACCGTCTGACCTTCTAGGTGGTCAAGACCAGCTATGACGGTGGCGCGCTCCCGTAACACCCCACCGGACACATAGGTGGTGAACGCGGAACTGTTGATGGCGTGGCGAATATCACCAGCGGAAGTGTACGCCGTGAAACCCGTGCCGTTGATGCCCGATAACTCGAAAGTGTTTGCGGTTTTGTTGGCGACGGTATAGCCATTACCATTCAGTTCGACCATACCAGCCACGTTGAAGATGCCGATTTCATCCCCGTCAGTAAGCCCGTGCGCGGGTGCGGTGATGACCACAGGGTTTGCCGCTGTCGCGCCTGAGATGGTGGTGTTCTGCTTGACGTTACTAAATAACTCAAGGGTGTTAGTGGTTGTCTCCCCCGCGATATACGCGATGTCGTTTAGTTCAGCCATACCCTTGATAGACTGAATACGCACATCGTCACCGTCATCAACATTATGAGACGTAGACGTAATTACACACGGGTCGGCAGCAGTGGCGGCAGTGATGGTAAGGGGTGTGTCGAGACTCAGACCACAATCAACAAAGAAGGCGTCTTCATGGTCGTTAGTTTCCTCCCAATGGGGTTTCATATACTCAATATATCGACGGGTCGCTCCGTTGATGTACCGCTGAACGACCATATACAACTCGTCGGCCACACCCGTCGTGTTCGGGATTACGGCAACACTCTCCACTTTAGCTTGGGTAGTACCCGCGTCACTCTGCCCTCCGATAACGTGCCGGGACCACCCAACAACCTTTTGGTCGCGTTCATAAGTCAGACACAACAAAGTACCATCGGTAATCGGTATCCATACAAGGCTCTGGGGTTCCGCTTGGTACGCCATCTCAATCATACCTGTGCGGCTCACATGCTCCGCAACAAGTGTTAAATCAGGTGCGCGAAAACCGTCGTCCTCAAAAACGTAGGCCAATTCACGTACCTTACGCAACGCCCGCTGCACAAATAACACAGCGCGGCCCGCCCTAATCGGTTGAATATTGGCACTGCCGTAGGCTGAGGACCGTTTACTCTGCACGTTGGCGGGTGTGGTCACGCCGCCGGTATCGGATGGGCGCAGCGTCCACTCACCGCCAACGGTCCCAATCAATAAACCTTTCTCGTCGTCCGTGATCCAACGTATAGCGTTGACGGTATCGGCTGATAGGTTATTCGTAATGGCGTGATCGTCCACGACGGTGGCGTCGGGGTCAGTGGGTGCAAAATTCTCAAAGTCGCCTGTGCGACTTAGGTCAACCCTTTGGGGTTCGCTCGACCCCCCAGCAAAACAGAGCCTATTCTGGTGGAACGTCACCGCACCGGGGTAGCTTGTGGTGCCTGACCACGAACCTAAACGCCAATTTGCCGTAGCTGTCCCGGCAGACGCATCAGGACCGTCGATGGTGGCGGTAACGCTGGTGGTGCTGGCACGGGCTGTGATGGTTAGAAACGTCCAGTTTGATGCGGGGTCTTGCCATCGAATAAGTCGGCCAATATCCGTGGTCTGAAACCCGTCGCCCCCATTAATGCCAGTGACAGCGGAAGCTGTGACAGTGACGGACCCTGTGGTCCCTGAGAGAGTCAACGTGGTCGTTTCGACGTTAGTCCTCAAATAAGGCCCATCTGAGAATGTGATATCTGTAATCGTCCACGCGGTGTCAGAGGTCCGAGAAATTTTACGCGGTTTATAACTGGGGTGAACCACATATAGTACGTCGGCGCTCTGCGCGAACTTTAACTGGAACAGATCAGCCGTGGCGTAGGTGGTGGTCAACTCAACCGTTTGCGCTGACGTACCAGCGGACGAATACGTGGTGAACGCCGTGCTGTTAATGTTGGTGCCGTCGATGTCGGTCAATTCATAATCGTTGGTATTTTTGTTGGCGACAAGATAGTATTTGTCGTTCAACTCGGTCATCCCCACCACACCTGTGATGTAGACTTCTGCGCCGTTGGAGTAGGGGTGGCCGGTGTCGGTCACAACAACCGGGTTGGCTCTTGTTGCTCCAGAGATAGTTGAGGTGGATGATAGGATGGGGCCGTTATCTTTATAAAAACGACAATATAAATTCCCAAATTCTAGTATGTAGGCTTGAGTTGTGGAGAACTCGAAACGTACAATCCGCGTGGACAGCGAACTGGTCTTTACCTCTTTCACAAACGCTGTACCGGGACGGCGCTCGACCGGTCCCTGCACCAATGGTATGAAGTTTAAACAAGTCTTCAACCCCGTCTTATAGCGGTCAACATCAGGACGCCCATACAAAAGCGACGAGATTTCCCCGCCGTTAAAGTTGTTTTGAATTGTTGATACTTTTGCCACTTAAAGCCTCGACGTGACCCAAGTGTCGGTAGGGGGTGTCTGCGGTGGTCGCTCAAACGCATTGACCCGTCTGGCCTCCTTTTGCACCTCTTTATACTGTAGACGTGCGTCATCCTTCTTCTTATTAGATTGTGTGACCTTCTCTGCTATGTCCATACCAATTCGGGCTATGAGAAGTTCAACGAACAAACTGTCGAATGTTTCCTCGTCTGTCACCTGTTTGATGTAGTTCAATTTGATAGGGGAGGTGTGGTCCGTGTGTATAAACCTACCAAATATCTCAAAATCATCTTGAACTTGGGTGCCGTTCGTCCCGTTCGTGGGTAAAATCCTGAGATTATCGGACGGTAGTGCGTAACGCTTCGCCGCACCGAATGGGGGGTCCGTACTGTCCGCTGCGACTTGCACCCGCTCACGCGCAAACGCCCACGGGTGTGAGCGTAACTCGCTGTCACGGGCTTGCGCATAAACACGGTTACACGCCCGCGCCGCTGTACTATCTTCAGATAACGACGATATGGATTTTGCGCCGACCCGTTGCAGAGCGAGGTTACAGATACTTACCGCATCAGTCATGCCACGCCCCTTTATTAATTGATGGCTTCTTGACCACCACCGATTAATGCGGCCAGCGCGTTCAAAGCGAAAACAACCTCGTCCCGACTTGCGCTCTCAGCAACGTCAACGATCACTTCACCAGCCGAAGCTGAACCCGCGTTCGCACCAGCCACAGAAGCGGCGGCGTTCATATCGAAGTCAGCCAAGGTCAATGTAAATTGTCGATTAGCCATGTTTTTCTCCTATGAAATGAGGGTGATGTTTAAACACCACCCTCATCATATCAGTTAGTCAACAACGTAGAGCATTGTTAATTCGATGGTGCCAGTAGCGGCGGCACCAGCGGTGACAATGGTGATGGGCATACCATCTTCATTGGCATCAACAACACTGTTTTTACCCAAAGCAGAAGTCAGCGCACAACCCACCGTAGTGATGGATGTGGAAGCTGCTGCCGCTTTGAACTCATCAACGTCGAGCGCGACGACGGTCCCCGCGCTGTTGACGTAAGCCGCGTGGCCTACAGAGAGAGTGGTGGAACCACCCAGAGCATCATGGACAACCTCACCCGAAAGGATACGCGCACCGTTCGGAAGGTTGAACATTTCGATAGTCCCAACGGCAACAGCGGAAGCCTCGTAAAGCGCGTAGGCGATACGGATGCGACCATGTTGTTCGTTAGGCTTAACAAACTCTTTGGGTGAGTTCTGATCCCACTTGGTTTTTTGAACTGAATATGTGGTAGCCATTGATCATGCCCTCCTTATGCTTCAGAACAAGTGATAGCGACGACTTTTTTCTCTTCAACACGGGTCGCGCCAAACGTGGCTTTAACATAGACCTGCGTTGAATAGTTTTTATCGGCACGTTCAGTAATATTGACGTTGAGATCATCCCAAACACCAAAGTGAAGCCCGGATTTAGCCCAACAGACGGCTGTACGATCCGTGCCACTGAGAGCCAAACGCTGGCTGTCGATAAAGTTGAAGCCCATGAACGATTTAATACGCCCGTCAACAAGAACCGGACGATTTGTATAATCGAGCGAAACTGCCTGAGTTTCCCCAAGCAGATCATCATGCTGTTGTGCGCCAATGGCACAGAACAGAGGCTCGTTATCTACATCCACTTCAGCAGCGATAAGCAACTGCATGGCTTCACGCAGCTTGGCAACCGTCAACCCACCAGCCGTAGTCGTGGCAGTCTGAGCAGCCGGGAAAGTTGTGGAAGTCGTACCATCTTCACCGGTCAGTGACGTTGCCGTCGCGGCGGCGATAATGCTGTCATCCATCGCACGACCAATACTCATCGCGCCGTTGATGGCATACGGTGAGGTGGGGTCAGAAATGACTTTCAGCTTGTCGGTGTCGTCGATGAGGTCAGCCCAACGATACGTACTCGGAAAAACCCATCTTTTATCTTGAGGTGTTTCGATGAGCGGTGTATCGGCGTGGCGTGTGGTTTGGAGTTCCGCCGTGACTGCGCCAATCTGATTGACGGCAGCACCGGATTTACCGTGATAGCTGTCTTCCATAACAGCGCCACGGAACTTGGAACCCCGCTGTTGAAGCAGATGCTCAACAGTAGACTTATAGTCAATTATTGACCAGTCTAGGATTTCATTTGACATGAGATTCACCTTCCTATGTCGGTTAAAACAAGAAGCTGGAAGGCTTATCCAAGAAACTTGGGGCCACTACTAAGGATGTTGACCGGCCTAAGTGGGGTTATCGGTCTACCTGTTCGACACCATCATGGTGCGCTCTGATGTAATATTGTCACAGATGTTGTTTAAACGCAACAGTATTATGTACCAACCGCGCTACCGTCTCCTACTTACGCGCCTTTCGGCGCTGTTTACGGTTGAGATGCTGGGGTGCAGCATCAACCAGATCAATCTCCACTGCCGGTTCAGAC